GCAGCTTTTGCGGATATTAGGGATAATGCTCATGATTTAAGTGATTTCAAAAAACCTGAAACATATTTATCATATGAAAAATTACAAGAAAAATTAAGATGGGTTACATTCTCAGATGCATCTCAAACTCCAGCAGTTCAAACTGTTGCAGCTGTTTCAGCACAAACAGAAATTAATGCAGCAACTAATACTACAACTGCTACAAATACTACAAATACAGTTGCAGTTTCTACACCAAATGAACAAGTTTCGGCGCCTGCTCAAACACAACCTGCTCAAGAACAAAAATCACAATCGTTAGATGACCTTTTACAAGGGCTGGTATAATTAAGGATTCCCTAAATGGGAATCTTTAAAAAAATTAAACATAAAGGAATAATTCATGATTGTAGTAGACTTTAGTAGTACAATGCATAGAATGATATATTCAGCATCAAAAGATTGTGAATTACAAGAAGATGGGAAATTTAGAACTGAAGATTTTATATTTCTTGCAAAATATTTAATCATTCAAGAGATACACAATATACATTCTGAACATAAAAATAAATTTGGTGATTTGGTTCTTTGTTTAGATAATTCTCAAGGGGGATATTGGCGAAAAGATGTTTATGATGGTTATAAAGCAAAAAGAAAATTAACTAAAGAAGCATCACCACATAATTGGGATGAAATATTCAAATATATTAATGAAATGCTAGATGTTTTTAAAGAGCACTTACCTTGGAAAATAATTTCTGTTCCTAGAGCAGAAGCAGATGATATAATGCTAGTTCTTGCTAGACATTATCACCAATTCGAAAATATATTAATTCATTCACCGGATAAAGATATGATTCAAGCGCAAAAAGGGTCAAATGGGAAGGTTCAACAATATAGTGCTTTAACAAAAAAGTGGATTGTTCCAGAAAATAAACATGATGATATGGATGATTGGTTACTTGAACATGTTTGTCTTGGAGATACTTGTGATGAGGTACCAAGAATTGTTGATGAAACTGTATTTAGCGAAAACTTTTTAAAGTACTTAAAAGAAAATAATATTAGTGCAGAAACACCTATGAATTTTGAAAAATTAGATAATACATTAAAAAATGAACTACTATCTAATTATAATGTTTATAAAACAAATAAAAAAGGTGAAGAAACCGAATTAGATATTTATTTTAAGGAAAGACTTGGATTAAGCACATTAAAGAAAAAGATTCAAAAAATAGGTTCTTTAGATGCATTTTTAGATTCACACCCCTTATATAGAAAACATTACAACAGAAATTATACTTTGGTTATGGAAGAAGGAATCCCATCAGATGTTTGGAATAATATTCTTTTAGCATATAAAGAATCAAAATCAGAATTAAATTTAGTTCAATTTGAAAATTATTTAGATAAACACAATTTAGGTTCTTTAAAATTAACAATTACATTTGAAAATACCAGAGAATTGACTGCAGAAGACTTTGGGTGGTGAAAATAATAATAAAGGAGAACTAAATTGATAACATTTAGAGAATGGCTAAATAAAGACATAGTAGAATCAGGAAATTCAGCAAGTAAAGTTACTTGGAGAAAAGACGGAAATGCTAAAATTGGAGAATTTCAAGTAACATCACCAAAAACAAAAGAAATAAGTAATTTTACAATAGTAATAAATAAAAAAGAAAAATATAAAGGTTATTTACTTAAAGATATTGAAATATTTGAATTTAAGTTCTATGACTCTGAAGGAAATATAGAACTTGTAAATAATATGGAATTTGTTCTTGGTGTTGGGCCAACAATTAAAAAGGAGTTCAGCAATTTACTAGATTCAAGACCAGAAGCAGTAATTTTTAGTGCAGATAAATACGAAAAATCAAGAGTAAAACATTACGATAAGTTCGCAAAAAAGATCGCAGATGAATATAATTATGAAATATTCTTTAAAACCGCAATAACATCTGGAGATGATGAATATTGTTTAGTGAGAAAAGATAAAATTCAAGATTTTAAAAATAACTTTATAACAACAAAAATTTAAGCACAAAAGAGCTTAAATTAACATTTCTCATTATATAATTACTCAAATAAACACTCAAAGGAACTAAATGATCAGTTCAATAAATAAAAAATACTTTTTAACAGCTGTTTCAGGAACAAGAATAGGAAAACAAACTGATGTTGATATAGCAGTAAGATGCCCAATTTGTGGTGATTCAGCAAAAAATCAAAGGTCAACAAGATTACATTTATTTCACAAAAACGGTAAAGATTCAATTAAATGTTTTAACGGAGATTGTGCTCTATCTGATGGGACTCAAAGCACACAGTCATTTTTATATAATTTCTTCCCAAAATTATATGAAAATTATAAAAGAGAAACATTTCTAAATAGAATAGATAATTTTAAAGATAATACAGATGTTTTTTCAAATATCAAAGAAGAAATTATACAAATTAAAGAAGAATCACAAAAACCGTTAACGCATAATTTATTTAATTATTTTGATGATATTATAGAACACGATGAAGCACTTGAATATTTAGCAAAAAGGGGATTTAATTATTTTGATTTGCCATATAATTGGTATTTTGGAATTCAAGATTTAAGAATTGGTGAAACATTATATAAAATAACAAATTCAATTATTATTCCACTTTATTATAAAGATGAAATGTACGGTTTTTATAGCAGAAATATTTATGATAAAACATTTTACACCTATAACCCGGAACAGAACATAGGATTGAAGGTGTGGAATTGGTTTAATATAGATAAAAATAAAGAATGCTATATATTTGAAGGAATATTTGATGCATTAGCAAGTTCATATGAAAATATTATTGCTTTAATGGGAGCAAAAATACCTGCAGAAAGATTAAAAGAATTGAAAAAACCTGTATTTGTTCTCGATAATGATAGAACTGGAATATTAAACTCATTAGAATATGCTAAAAAAGGTTATAATGTTTATATACAACCAAATGAATATAAAGAAAAAGATATGAATGAGTTAATGCTTAATCACCCAAATTTAGATATTAAAAAATTAATTTCTGATAATTTGTATTCTGGTATATCAGCAGAAGTAAGATTAAAAGCAAAACTATAAATCAAAGGATTTAATATGAAAAATATAATTGAAACTAAATTTACAAAAATTATAAATGATATACAATATACTAAAATAATTATAGATGAATATAATGCCGATAAATTACTAAAAAGCACAAATATATACAAACCTGCCATTAAAATTGGTTTAGAAAATAGTGATTGGATAAAAGTAAATTAACTACTTTTAGTATATAATAAACAAATTAAAAATAAAGGATGAAAATGGAAATTAGATCAACAGAAGAAGCTAAACAAAATACAGAAAATTTTACAAAAGAAATGCTTAAATTAATGCTTCAAAAGAAATCAATTGATGAAGAAATTAAAGATGTAAAAAATGCTTATAAAGAAGATGGTGTTCCAGTGAACACGGTTTGTAAAGCAATTAGTAAAATTAAAACAAATAAAAAGAAATCACAATCAGCACAATATGAAGAAGAAATTATTTCTGAATGGCTAGAAAATAATAAAGATATTGATGATATGATTACAACATTAATAGCAAAATGATTTTAACTTATGCTAAAATATGCCCCTTATTCATTTAGTAAAATAAGTTCATTTATATCTTGCCCTAGAAAATTCAAGTTCCAATATATAGATAAAATTGGAACTTTCCTTGATACACCAGCATTAATTAAAGGTAGAGCAGTTCATTACTGTATTGAAAATTCACATTTAAGTATTTCTGAATATACAGATGAAATAAAAAGAAACATAAAAGAATACCCTGAAATTTTAGATGTAGTAAATAATTTTAAAGCATCTGAATTAGGTCAAAAATACCTATTTAATATAAAAAAGAAACCAATCAATGAATATAAATTAGGTTTAACTAAAGAATTACAGTCATGTGAATATTCAAAACATTCGTTATTTAATGGTATTGTAGATTATATATGCTGTATTGAAGAAAATTCAGAAGAAATATTGTGTTTAATAGACTTTAAGACGGGAAAAAGCAAGGAACCGAGATTTCAAGATTATAACCAATTGCTTTACTATGCTATTCATTTCTTTGAAAAATATAAAATTCAAAAAATAAAAATATCATTTGTTTATGTTGAACATAATTTAGAAAATGATTTATTATTAGAATATAAGTACTTAAATAATTATAAAAAAGAATTAATTCAAAATATTTCAAAAATTGAAAATTGTTCAGATTTTGCTAAAAATGTTACAAAATTATGTGATTATTGTGGGTTCCAAGAAGTATGTAAATAATCTTATTTCCAAAATATAAATAATATAAAAAGGATTTATAAATGGAAATAGAAAAACAATTATTGGAAGATATTACTTCACCTTTAGGTGGTGATCCAAATATTGCTCAAGTTGATCAGAATCTTTCTGTTGATAATATTTTTCAACAAACAAATATTCAAAGTTTAGCTAGACAAGTTTGTGCTACAGTTCAATTAATGGGGCCATCAGGCGCTCTTTATAATATTATTAAGAAAGTAGATGGATTTAAACTTATTAGAAAAGATTTAATCGAATTACCTTCAACTATTTTAAAAACAGGAATTACTAGAGAAGCAATACAAGATTTGAAATCTCAATTTGGGAAAGATGCTGATAATGTGATAGGTACACTATTTAGAGGTATTTCAAATGAGATTGAGAATACTGCTTTATTAAGCGTTCTCGGAACACAAGGGAAAGATTATGGTGATTTACAATTAAGTGATTCTTTAAATGCTGAAATGAATTTATTTGAAGTTACTCAAAGAGTTCACGAGATTATTTTAAAAATGAATCAAAAATATCAAAGAACATTTGATGCTTTTGCAATATTACCATTTAAACCATTAGGTGGTATTATGGGATTAAGTCAATATGCTGGAGCTTTGAAGAAAGATGAAAGAGGGTTATTTATTACTCAAATTGGAAGCACTAAATTCTATTTAAACCCAGATGTTGCAGATGAATATGCTTATGTTGGTTTAAAAGATTCAGATAATTTAAGTAAAAGTTCTTTAGTATTTGCACCTTATCAAAACAACATTATTGAAGCAGTTGATCCTGAATCTGGAGAAGTTCTATATTTCTTAGTAAATAGATTTGCTTTAGATAGTTCACCATTACATGAATTAGATAATGAAATGATCTATAAATTTAAAGTTCTTGTGTAAGGAGCTTTAAATGGCGGATTTTGGTGGATATGTAGTTCTTGATAAGAATAAAATAGAGAATGATAAGTTATATATTTATGGTGAAGGAAGTTTAATTGCTTTAATTTTAACATTAGTTGATAAAGATTTAGTTATAGAACCAAAAATAACTGGAAAGGCATCATATTTAAAAATATTAAGAAACCCACCTAAAAATATGACATTAAAATTAGGTAATGAAAAGATAAGTAAAGAAGTACTTATTTCTGCATTGCAGTTTGCGGGGATTATAAGATGAAAGTAAAAATAGATTCAAAAAATAGAAAAATAATTTTAACGGCTAGTGGAAGAGAAAGAAAAGTAATTAATTTAATTGTTGCTTTTGCTGGTGGTTCTGTTAAAAATGTTAGTAAATCTTTAATTGATAGAATAGCAAATTCATTTATTAATACAATCGTTATTGATATGGATCAAGAAAATATAACTAAAGAGTTTATTCAATTATTATTGAGAATTAAATAGCCAAATAGAAATTTCTATTTGGCTTTTTTAGATTAAAAGAAAGGAGAAATAATGTCAAACACATTTAAAAACTACTTCATGAATGAAGCAGAAACACTTGTTCAAAATAAAACTGAACAAAAGAAAATTAAAAAAATAACAAAAGTAACTGATATTGAAGATGAATTAAGAAAATACTTTAAAATAAAGGAAATAATCTATAGTTCATTTGGTATTCAGATTGATTTTTATAAAAAAATTTCACCCGATGAAATAAATGCTATTTTAGACCCAAAGATAAATGTTAAGTTCAAAGATAAAAGTATTTTTATAGAGTTTTAATTTATTTTTAATTTAACTTAGTATATAATAAAACAAAAATGGGAAAATAATATGCAAAAATTTAGAAAATATTTAAATGAATTATCACTTAGTTCAACAAATGAGGTGTTATTTCAAATTAATGAAGCACCGGTCGCGGTAATAGATGATTGGAAAGGTTTTGAAACAAAAGATTTAAGAATTGGTAAAAAAGGTATTCAATTGGATTGGAATTTGGAAGACACATTAAAAGATAAATATGGGCACACCGTACAAATATATTCTTGTAATAATAAATATATTTTAGGTGCATGGGGGCACGAAGAAACCGAGAGAAAAAAAGAAGTATTTATCGTTATTGTGCAATTAAAGATTACCAAAAGAACTGACTTAAAGCAAATGGGTTATAATAATCCTATCCAAATGAGTAAAGTAGAAACATCCAAAGGGTTTAAAGATAAAGGTTATGGAAAATTATTATATTCTTGGTTTATTCACAATCATTACACATTAATTAGTGATATGATACAATTTAATGGTGCCAGAAAACTTTATGATTCTCTTTCGAGAGAAAAATTAATAATAGCTGATATTATAGATGATCAGGAAAGAAAAATTTTAAAGCATAATACTAGTGTTGAATCAGGTTTAGAAGATTGGGACTTTGATACAGAATTATGGTCTTATGATTTTGATAAATCTCATATAAGAATAGCACTATATTTAAAATAATTATAAATAATATAAAAATAGGAGATTATAATGAATTCATTCATAAAATACATAAATGAAGCAAAAATTACAGAGAGAAATGATAATATCAAAAACTGGAAAGATATTGTTAATAAATTTGATGTTATTGAAGATGCTATTTTACAACCTAATGGGAAATCTATTAGAGTTAGAGGTAAAAAAGATGGGAAATTTGCGGATGTTTATACAGATTATAAAAACTCAGAAGTAGCAAAAGAAGTACTTAAAAAGGTTCAAGCTTTTGTTGGAATTAAAGAATCTGAATTAGATGAAGCTAAACTTGATACAAGAAAATTTGATGATATAATTAATCTATTAAATACAAAAAGAGATGAACAAGCTAAAAAAGATTATAATAAATTATCTAAAACAGATAAAGAACTTTTTCTTATATATTTAAGTAAATCTAAAATTAATATTGAAGATAAAGTTAAAAAACTTTTAGATATTAATGAAGCTGCAGTTGGACAAAAGGGTAGAACTTCATACAAAGAAGCAATGGATTATTGTGAAGAAAATGAAGAGCTTGTTGATGAATTTAGAAAAATTGTTAAGAAACTTGGTGGGAAAACAGTAGCTAAAGCATTAGTTGATAAATTATCACAAAAACCAGAAATTAAAGATGAAATGGATCATATTTCGAATATGGTTGTAGATAATACAAATTATTAAAAGATTAAAATAGAGAAATACACTCTCTATTTTAAGAAAGGATAAAATGATAAAATTTAGAGAATGGTTAAAATTAAAAGAAATCAAAAAAATTAATTTAGGTGATGCTCTTGAAGCAGCATATTTCTTTGAATCTTTTAATACACATTACGATATAGCAGAAATTAAAAAAGTAGATGTTTTTACTTTTTACGGTTTTTCTGTTAATAATAATCCTTATAGAATTTTTATCGAGGATATGCCTAAATATGATATGATACATATTGGATTTGAGAAATATGATTTCAACGAGAGAAGATGGAGAATTGAGGGTATAGACAATGAGTTAAAAAATGGTGAAGTTCAGAAAATATTTGGGACTATTATATATGTTGTTAAAGATTTATATAAAGGTGTATCATATAATAACATACTGTTTGGTTCAGATGAAACTAAAAAATTTAGGGTTTATCTCAGATTAGTTTCGCAAATTTCAAAAAAACTTATACCGGATAGTGTTGTATCTCACACCGAAAGGTCGATAACTATAACAAAGGAAATAAAACCGGGTTTGAATTTATCGGAAATTAAAACAAAATATAAACCAAAGAAATAGAAAGGATTGTTTTTAAATGATAAAATTTAGAGAATGGTTATTAGAAAAGCAAATAAAGAAAGATATTGAAAAATCAAATGAATTATTTTGTTTCTTTGAATCTTTTGACACTCATTATGATATAACAAAAACTTACGAAAATAAATCAGTTAATATAAATTTTTATGAATTTAGAATAAATAAAAACGCATATAGAATCTTTATAGAAAATATTGATAAATTTATTCACATTGGGTTTGAAAAACAAAACCCCGTTATAGAAATGGAATGGTATATTGATGGTATTGATAATGATTTGCAAAATGGAGAAATACAAAAATTATTCGGAACAATAATATATGTTGTTAGAGATTTATATAAAGGCGATTTTAATGCAATAAAAGTTAAAACAAATGAAGATAAAAAATTTAGAGTTTATTTAAGACTTATGCAACAAATATCTAATAGGTTGTTACCCGAGTCAACAGTATCGCATAATGATAAAGAAATACATATTTACAAACTTCCGAGAGAAAATGTTACAAAATTAAAAGAAATTAATTTCAAATACAAACCAAAGAAATAGACATTTAAAGTCTATTTCAAAATACTACAAAAATACTTACAAACTTATTGAAATTAATTATAAATATATTATAATTAATCAAATCAAAAATAAAGGATTCATTTGAAAGAACTTATTACTATTTTTGATTCCAAAAGCAAAACTTATAAAACACCATTATCACCAACAGATGACAAAACATTTACATTCCAAACATTGATATGTTCTTCAAACCTTGAAATGTATTCGTTAATGAGCACACATTTTATTCTTAATATACCAATATTAATATCTAAACCTACAAAAATGCTCAGACAAAAATCTGTTCTAGAAGAATTTTACCAAAAAACGGTAACCTATGTAGTACTTGATATAGATGAAGTTAAATCAGAATTTAATAAACAATTAGTAATTGATTACTTCAAAAATTATAAAGTAATTCTTGGTGAATCAAGAAGTTATGATGGTTATTCAAATTTTAATTTAAAAGGGATACTTTTTACCGAAGAAATACCGGTTGATGAAGTAAAAAATGTTCTAGCTGAATTAACAATTGAATTATCAGCTTATTGTAAAATAGATGAAAGTGCAGCCAGACGACCTAGTCTAAATGCGCCAATGCTAAAAAATAAAGTTTTTATAAACAACGAAGATGGAATCAGATATAAATACATAAAAAAAGATAACATTGAAAAAATCAACGAAATAAAAAAGGAATATTTAACCAAAATATCTACATCATTTGATATACCGGTTGAAGATTTACAGAATATTGAAGCTGATAGTATTGAAAATCTTTGTTTAAAGGTATTTCAAAGTATGGGATTTCAAGCAATGAAGAATAATGGTAATGGTTCAATAACATTTAAACATCCTTCAGAAACTAAATCTCCTGGCGGATATTTTTGGTTTCAGCAAAGTCCGTACACAATGCATCATTTTAATACTTCTAAAAATATTAATATTTTTGATACCGTTAGAAAATTAGATGTTACAAAAAATTTATTAAGAAAAGATTTAAACTATAATACAGAATTTTTAAATTTCAACATTAATACAAAAATCTTAAAAATAAATATGAAATTTATTGAAAAAACACCAGAAATTGAAGAAAAAATACATAAATTTTTACATGCTAAAAATGGTTTGTTAGGTATCCGCAGCCCTATGGGCACAGGAAAGTCTAAAATCATTAGTCATGTAATTGAAGAATGTCATGAACAAGATATGAAAGTTCTTATTATAACAAATAGAATATCTGTTGCTCAAGATTTTGCTAAAAAATATAATATGAAACTTTATAATTCAGATAAGTATGAAGTTGGTGATTCTTTAGTTGTACAATTTGATAGTTTATGGAGATATAATATTAAATTTTTTGATATTGTTATTATGGATGAATTTATTTCACTTATGTTACATAGCCGAAATAATCTAAATAATAATAGTATTAATATTGCTAAATTTTTTGGATGTTTCCAGAAAAAATTGGTTATTGCCGATGCATTTTTAACTGGTTATGAAAATTTTCTCTTAAATAAAGAACATAATGTGCATTTAATTGATAATATATACAGAGATGGAACAGAATTATATAATTACAGTGATTTAAACGCATTTTCACAACAATTGGTATATACTGCTTCAAAACAAAAAATCACAATTAGTAGCACAAGTATTTCTTTTATAAATTCAATGGCTTTATTATTAAAAAATAAAGGATTAAAAGTAATAACATTAACCGCGGATACTATGGATAGTACTAAAAAATTAATTTACGATTTATTTGAGAAAGATGAACACGATAAATGGGACGTTTTAATTTATTCACCAACTTTAACTGTTGGTGTTAGTAATATGAATAATGTTTATTCCCATTTTCATTATGATAGTTCTATAAGTACAGATGTTATTAGTTCTTTACAAATGATAAAAAGAACTAGAAAAGCAAAAGAAATACATTTATTTATCAAAGATAAAATAAATTATTTAAAAACAAATTATAATGATATTAGAGATGAATATATGCAAAATATAGGTTCTAATATTGATAATAACTATTTATTTGAATTGGACAATTACGGTGAACCTAGATTATCAGATATTGGTAAAAAAGCAATAAAAATAGATGCATTTAAAAATATTTTGGAATTTAATCACAAAGAAGCATTCTTTTGGTTGTGTAAATATCATTTTAATTCTCCAGCTAAAACAATTGAAACAAAATTTGAAAGCAATATTTTAGGTAAATATCAAAAAATTGTAAAAGATGAAAGAGAAGAAAATATAAAAAGAAATATAGAAGACTATTTGAACTTAAATAATATGGAAAAATCAGATATTATAATGGGAATAAATAATGATAAAGTACTAAAAATTTTAGTCGATATTGAAGAAAACATTTCAGAGTGTTCAAAAGAAATAAAAAGTAAAATATTAGAACTATCTTTTTTGGATAGTTCTTTTATACAGAAATGTAAATATTTTAAAACTGTTTATCTATTTTCTAAAGGGATATTAACAACAACTGATATAAAATACAAAATATCTGAAGCCGTTATGAGAAATAAAGATGATTTATATTTTTATAATACAGTTTTAGATAACGTTAAATCTGAAATTTTATTTTCATATCGTGCAAAAGATGTTAATCAAAATAAAAAACTAAAATACATATTAGAAAAATGCGGATATAAACCCGAAACAGGGGATAATTGGATGACTCCAGGCGATAGAAATTATATTTTAGATGAAAATGTAAGACAATACAATGGATACATTGTATAAATATTTTAAAAATAAAGGAAATAAATGAAAAAAATTGTCATAAAAAGGGATGGTACAAAGGAAGGATGGGATATTGAAAAAATTCGAAGACAAATTATACCTGCTTGCGCTGGAACATCTATAAACCCACTCGAATTTGAGTCTTTATTGGCTTTGGATATATCACATAATATAAAATCTGAAGATATTCAAGAAAAATTGAAGCTCATTGCTAAAAATAGAGTTTCGGATGATGAACCCGATTGGGATATTGTTGCTGGTAGATTAAGTGCCCACCAAGTTCAAAGAAAAATTTGGAAACAAACAAAAATTGAGATTTTTGAGTTCAAAAAACACATAAAATATCTATTAAAAAATGGATATTATAGAAAGGATATTTTAGATAATTATAGTGATGATATGTTGGATGAATTGGATAAAGTTGTTGCAGCAAATGCCCCTAGAACAGATTATAATTTAAGATTATCTCAAATTGAATTATTGGCATCTAAATATTTAATTAAAAATAAAAAGGGATTAATTGAATACCCAAGTACAGCCGATATGAGTAATTCAATGATTTTAGCTTCGATTGAAGAAGAATCAAAAAGAGTTCCAATTTCAAAAGAATATTATGAAATGCTATCTGAATATTATATTTCATTAGCAACACCATTTAAAGCAAATTTAAGGTTACCAAATGGTAACACTGGGAGTTGTTTTATTGGGTTAATGCCTGATAATACACCGGGAATATTCAAAAGTTATTCAGATATGGCATTTATTTCACAAGAAGGTGGGGGAATTGGTTGGTATGTTGGTAAAGTTAGACCAGGTGATGCATATTCACCAAGAGTACCAAAAGCAAATGTTATAACAAAATGGATTAAAATAATTAATGATATTGCTGTTGCAGTAAATCAAAGAGGTATTAGAAAAGGAGCAATAACACCTGCATTAGATTGGTGGCATTTAGATTGTGAGACATTTACAGAGATTAAGTCAGAGCTAAATGGTGATTTAAGAGATAAGTGCTTTGATATTTTCCCTCAAGTTGTTGTTGATAATTATTTTGTTAAAAAGGCTATTGCAAAAGAATATGTTTATCAATATGATCAATATGAATTTAAAAATTTAACCGGTATTGATATAACAGAATTAATTGGTGATAAATTGGAAGAAGCACATTTACTTGCTGAAAAATTAATTGAAGAAGGCACATTAAAACACTTTAATAAAATACAAGCAAATAAATTATGGTCGAAAATGCTTAAGGCTTGGATTGAGTATGGCGACTTCTACATTTCTCATAAAGATAATATTAATATGAGTAATTATATGTCTGATTTTGGTATAGCACATTGTGTAAATTTATGTGTTGAAAGTTTTTCATTAACTAAAGAAATGACTAAATCAATTGTTGAAATTATTGATGGTAAATCTTATACTAGGGAAACAGATGCTTTATACCATAGTTGCTCTTTAGTATCTATAAATGTAGCAAATATTTTAAATGATGATAAGTTACTTCAAAGAGTTTGTAAAAATGCTGTTAGAATGTTGGATGCATCAATAGATTTAGGTACAATGCCTGTTTTGGAAGCAAAAAATTCCGCTGATTTATTAAGAAATATCGGTATTGGTGTTGTTGGTATGGCAGATTATATGGCTTGGAATAAAGTTCATTATGATACAGAATCAGGAAGAGAATTAGGTGAAAAATTAATTGAAAAAATTGCTTATTATTGTTATAATGCTAGTATTGATTTAGCAGCGGAAAAAGGTTCATATCCTGGTAT